AATGACAGACCATAGACGTAGAGTCTTTGTATTGATGATATCCATAAGTGATGCCACACCACGTGGATAATAGTCTGCTTGTTGAATACGTGAGTTCTCATTTTGATAGTCACGTGATTTACGCTGTTGAAGCTCAGCGCACTCTTGAAGTACTTTCAGTGATTCTCTCATCTGTTTGTCCTGATTTACTAAAGTTGCCAATTGGCTCATAAGCCATAATGAATGTGTCTTGTGCGTATGTTATCTGTGCTTTAGAGTTTAAGCCAAGATCACCTGAATGTATATATTTTACCACAAATTCTTCGTCTTGTATACCTAATTCTTTAAAAACTCTACCAGTTTTTTCAACAGGCCATTCTGGTTCACGAATAGATCTTTTATGGTTACGTAGTCGTGCTTTAATGCACACTTTTGTTTCACCTATGTAGACACACTTATCATCAATGAATAAGAAGTAAATTCCTGCTGTATGTGGAGGTATATCATATTTTTTATGATAGTCAGTATAGTGTAGTGTACCTGACATTTGAATCATTTTATGTTCTTGAGTTTTAGCCCAAGTTTTCGCCATATCCAGTAGGTTCATAGCTTTCTCCATTCCATTCCCATAAAGTATAGCATACATAGTCATTACCATTTCGTAAGAAAGATATGACATAATCTGAAATATCAAATCCCCACTTTTTAGGATAATTCTTACGTTCTTTTAAAGAGTTAACTTGATTAAGTAATCCCTCTTCACTAGCAGCAGTTTTGATTTCTACTGATGTGCCACAAGGAGCAAATAGATCTTTATAATCACGATCATCATTACTATAATCGTAAGTATCCATCATATAATGTTCAGCAGCTAAGCCGTTAAATGTATCATTACGGATCTGTTCTTCAGATCGTTTGTCTTTAGGATTATTTAAAAACATTGGATATTCAAGTAAAGTGTGTTTCTCAAGTTTATCGAGGTCAAGATCGGCGATAGAGAATGTATCGCCGATTTGAACATGGAAGTTAAAGTTAGTCATTTAAGAATTCCAGAATTCTTTTAGTTTTTGGATTTGAGATGGAGTGGAGGAAACGGTAATTTCGGGATTTCCACCGCCAGGTCCGATTGCGAGGTAAGATTCGAGTTTGAGTTCGTATTTGTCGAGTAATTCGAGAAAGTCGGATAGAGGACAATCGTACGCGATATCGAAAGTGTAAGTCATAATATATTCTCCTTCATTGATTTAACCATACTACACTATTCAATCGCATTTGTACATAAAAAAATGCGGCCGTAGCCGCATTAATTTAATTTATTTTAGTATAGCCACTTAAAATTCAGCGACTGCCTTTTGTGTAGCTGCAAGGTCTGGATCACTCACCAAACCATACTGAGCTAGTGGACCATCTGGGCCAGCAATTTCATCTGACACAAAGAATTGTATATATTCTTTAAGTCCTGGCACGACAGGAATATGTGCCATTTTCACATAGAACTGTAGTGGTCGGCTGATTGGATATTCACCACTTGCAACTGTTTCTGTGCTTGCTTCAACGCCATTAATTGTTGCTGCATAAATTGTGTCTGTGTTGTTCAGCAAAAAGCTCAAACCAAACACGCCAATCCCATTGGGGTTAGAACTCAAGTTTGCGAGGGTTTCGCTATAGTCACCATCGATATCAACACTCAATCCGTCTCTACGAACTGAGTAGCACTCTTTCTTTGCTTTTTTCTTGTCACCAAGGTCTGCAAGGAATACATCGTAGTCACCTGCTGTTTTACAACCAACTTCCATGACCTTCTTTTCAAATACTTCACGGGTTCCGTGTTTTGTTCCTGGAAGAAATACTAAGATCTCTAAATCTGGTAATGTGGAATCGATATCGTTCCAATTAGTATATGTACTATTTTTTTGTAGTGCTTTATATAAATGCTCTGGTGTCATGTTTTCAAAACCTGGTGTATCTAACCGGGCTGCAAACACAATACCATCGTAACCAATACGAACTTCTTTTACTTCACTGTTTAATGATGTTTCACAACGAGTCCATTCATCTTCTTTCATAAGTGAACTTGAGTTTGCGATATCCACAGTGTTCAATCCAATGCCTTCGCACATGCGTTTACGTCCTGCACCCGAGCCACCTGACTCAACTACAGGCGTTGGATAGTCAAAGTTTTCACCAAATGCTTCTGCTACGATTGATGCATATGGCAGAACAGTTGATGATCCTGCGATTTGAATGTTGTCTCGAGCAAGAGACGGTGAGGCTGCGATCACCATTGATGCAGCAAAAGTAGTTAGTAATTTCATGGAAATCTCCGTTTTTAAGAAAGCTATACACTAACACTAGTATATAACTCTCATTATATCATATTTGTGTAACGGAAATATTAAGTTTAGTGTGGTGTGACAAGTCGTCACAGTTACTAGCCATAATTATCCGTTACCGCGGGCATATCGTGATACATCCAATGCGCCATGATTGCCGCTATGATCTGGACCTTTCCATCCTTCAGGCTTCATTAGATCTGGGAGACCAAATGGATTTGGCCGGCCAGGTTTGACGCCAACCTCTTTATTCATATTAGCTTTAAAGATCTCATCCCATGCTACGTTGGCATCAATACCAAATACATCAAGCGTGCCAATAGCAAATACACATAGATCAATAAGGCCGTCTACAATCTCTTCTGAATTACCAGCATTATGAGCTTGCATAGTCTCTTGCAGTTCTTCATTACACATAAGTAGACGGAACATTAGGTACTTGTTCATTAGTACTTTGTCATGTTTATTCTTTTCAAACCACTCGTGTACCCCAAATTTGTGGTGCATGTCCTTAATGTCGTTTACCCAGTTCTCACTCATTTTCATTACTTTCTGTTTTAGTGATTATCCAATTGCCGCTATCTTGATGTTTCCAGTTCAACATATCACCTGGTTTCCAACCTAGTTGATCCAGCAGGTCATCAGGGAACTCAATAAAGAGTTCACCATTTTCATCTTCTTTTACCTCAATATTCATCTGTTAATGTGCTCATAGTTAGTGTTATACCATCTGCATTTATTGTATCATGATTTTCAATGCTTGTAAACCCTACACTTTCACGCACAATGTCATTATGGTTAAATTCTGCCCAATACAATTCAAAAGCCACGCCATCTTGCAAACATTCAAACTGATGATAAACACCTGGCTTGACTTTGGTATACATTCCTGTTTCAAGAATAGTCTCGTCAACTAGATCGTAATCTTTCTGCCATACACGAATAAGCATACGACCAGATTCAACATAAAAGCCATTCCATTTAAACTCATGACAGTGTTTAGAACAAACACCACCTTTATTCATTTCAATGCGATGGAACTCCAGAGCTCCATTAGCTTCTACAAGTTCTGTATTACCCCATACTTTACCTGCTATCATTATTATTTTCCTTTTGCATTCTTATTACCATTTCAAACATTTCAAATAGCTGTTCGAACTTCCACTCGTATAATTGCTTCATACCCATAAGTGTATTCATCAATTCATCATGTGTAGGCTCACGTTCTCCGTCACCTATCTGTTTAAATACTGTCTCAATGTCATTACACACTTTCCAGCAGTCCATTATTATTGGCTCTAAGTCATGTAGTTTATTCATCCTTCACATCCTTGTTATGCTTACGTAATCTCTTATTGTACGCACGTTTGATCTTTTTTACTTGACCTGCTTTCCATAGGTAAAACTTACGTGCTTTAGTGAGAGCATCATACTCATCACCGCCCTTCATTGGTATACGCTTAGTCATCTATTATCCTTTCAAAGTCTCTAGTTTTAACATATTTGGCCCATCGCTCGGAGCATTATCCGGATCTGAATGCACCTCTAAGAAAAAATTAGACACTCCCAAAGCAGCGGCAGCACGAGTAAGGTCTGCAACGTTATCACGATTACCGCCAGACGAGTTGCCGAGCCCACCGGGTCTTTGACAGGAGTGTGTAGCGTCAAAAACCAATGGTACGCTGTAATTGTCAGGCATGTAGCTAATGCCATTAAAATCGACCACCAAATTGTTATAACCATAACTTGTTCCTCACTGGATAACTCCATTCTTATATGCATACTCTAAAGCGTTATTTGCTTCTACTTCCATTGGCCGATTTTCATACCAATTGCCAGTCTCTTTATCAAACTGTTTACACATATCTACTATTTGATTAGCCGTGATTGGATAACCACGCTCAATAGCTTTACCACTGATTGCTATCATAATACGATACATTTGGCTGTACCAACCAGTACCTGAAATAGTTATATATTGCGCTGCTAATGGTTTAGGCCAAAATGGACAGTCATGATAGCTAGACCACACAACATCCGTATTATCCATTTTGCCTTTACGGTATTCAATGATCTGTTCTTTCCATGCATCAGGTAGACGATCTAAAAAGTTCTTGCTATCTTGCTTGTCTTGATAAGGCCATTTGGCCATTAGTTCGTAAGGATCAACAGGTCTACCATGTCTGTTACTAAATACGAAGTTGTGAGCACCAACATAATCTGCAGGAACAAAATACATCCGAGAGAGGTCTTTAGTCTGCTTATCTCCGATTGAACCGATTTCGGACTGGAGTGCATACCAAAAGGATTTGATTCTATCACTTTCAACCGGCTTCGTAGTTGGGAAGACCAGGCGAAACTTAGGTAAAGACTCAGTAGAACTAGCAGTACTATAACACACCCAACGCCAATGGCCAAATTTGTCAATGAGAACACTTTTTAAGTCCCCCTCAAATTCGTGATCATCAACATCAACAGCACACCAAGATCCCCAAGCAACGACATTTTTGTTTGCTCTAGTTGTACCGTGTACATAAGTAGCCGGTGATATAAGTTCAGCATCTTTTTTCCCCTCTAGTGGTCTCTCAGATAATTTATATAAAAACTTCTCAAATTTGTCCCAAGACTCAAAGTCCATACGACGATGAGTTTTGTTGTCAAACTTGCTTTTAAATACAGTCAGTGAATACATTACGCAAAAAATTCTTCCAATGTTGCTACAGGTTCAGGTGTCCAACCCACAGCATCTAGAATAGGAACTAAGGGTTCGATAAACGTCTTCTCAAACATTATACCATAGTCTACATACTTATGTAAACCATATTCTTTAGGTAAAGCGCCAGGAAATGAAATAACATTCTCCTGGATAGGATTGTTTGCCCTCAAGTAGCAGAATTTGATCTTTTCACCGTTTTTGATAGACTCGTATTTCTTAGTCAAAGCAAGATTGTTTAGTTGGTTATTGTACAACAATGATCCGCGGACATGAATTGGTGTACCCTTTTTATATATGCTCAATGGATCACGGAACTTATCAAGTCCATTTACACCACGGGGAAAAGATACAAGCTCAGGATCCAAGTCAAAGAATTTCTTTTTAAAGTCTGCAATAAATTTGTGAGTATCATCTTGAGTGCCGTTAATAATAACCCTAAAGATCTCTTTAAACTTATCACGACAGACCTCAGGAGTAGAAGATTTAATAGCTTCAATGCCCATGATTTTTAGTTTAGGTTCGGCGTATTGTACACCTTCAGAGTTATGCACATTTAAAATGTACCGTTTCTTGGCAGTCCAGATACCACGGTCAGCAATAACCTCACGCGCCATCTCCATCCGAGGCGTATAACCATTAGTTACATAATAGAACTGGTTATAAGAATCTTTAAGGATAGTTTCAAAGTGTTCTTGGCAGATCTTATCTAAGAACTTAACAGGGTTATTTGGCTTGTACTTTTCAACTAAAGGACCCATGTTGATATAAACCGAGTCAGTATCAATAGCCACAACATAGTCTTTATCAGTGCCAAGCAGTTTATTCATCTCATTATTCATTGCTTGTTCAGCCCAGCGGATAACAGTCTGACCAGTTAAGGTTACCGATTCAGCAAGCGCAAAGTTAAAGTACTTGAACCACTTGTTGCCAAGCGCGCCATACAGAGAATTCAAAAGGATCTTAATAGCCATCTGGTTGTTTTCAAGCTGATTGATTTTAGACTCGAGTGATTTATCTTTAGTCTTTTCATATTCAGACTGAGTATCAAGCATTGCACGTTTAATTGTCGACCGCTCAGAATAAAAATCAGTAATGATTTCTGGAATGATACCTTGTTTGTTCTTTTGAAAGGGAACACCAGAGGCACACACAGAATACTCATTACTAATAGCTTTAGAGCGATCGTGCTCATTCAAGTAATAGTCAGGCCCTTGTGGAAACCGGATAGTCTGATCGTTAAGAAAACACTCAGGTGAAATGTTTGATTGAACAATAATATTAGGATACAGTGAGTTCAAGTCAAAAGATACTACCCAGTCGTGTGAACCAACTTGAGGTGGCTTAACATAACCACCCATCACAGCATCTGCTTTATCGCCATTGTCATATACACGTTCACCTACAGTCTTGTAAGGAACCTTTTCAATTTGCTCAAGGGGGCAAACAATATTGTTATTCATCAGGCGGCGGTAAATAATAGATTCCCAGATAGCAGTGGTGCCAAAAGTATCTTGTACGTTTACACCACCTTTATATGCCATAGTCAAGGCAAGAGAGATCAAACCCATCTTCTGATCAATACGGTCAACTAATTGTACGTCTTTGATGTTATAATCAATAAACTTCTGGTGATCCTCTTTGTACAGTGTGTACAGGTTGCCGTGCTCCTCGTAGGACAGCTTCTTTTCACCAACTACTACTTGACCTATGTGGTCAAGTCTATAAGATTCTTGAGGACCATAAGAATAACCAAACTTCTTAAATAGCTCAAGGTAGTCGGCCTGTTGGATACCTACAAGCTCAAAGGCAGGAAGCGTACGGCCACGAGAATTGACATTACGTTCATTGACAAGATTCCATGGTGAGAGTGTCCGAGCTGCTTGCTCAGTGCCAATACCTGCGATACGGTTAACAATGTATGGAACGTCAAAAAAACGTGTGTTCCAACCGGTAATGACATCTGGATAATTCTTAGTCCAATATGCCAAGAACTTAGCAAGCAGTTCAGTTTCAGACTCACAATAGTGATACTGAATTAAGTCACCTTGAAGATCAATCTCAGTCTTGGCAGGATCATACTGGTCAAGTCCCCATACCTGATAGACAGAGGACTTACTAGATTTCAATGCAATGGATATAATCGGATATGCTGCATGCTCTGGTTCAGGGAAACCATCGTCAGAGGCAACCTCAATATCAAAGTTAACCACATTTACGTGGTTCATATTGAAGCCAATATCCTTCGGAAACTTTTCCGTAATAAACTGATGAATAAAGTTACGAGTACCATACATACGCTGGTTCTCAATACCTGTCATGTCTTCTATCTTTTGTTTAGCAGCAGCCATGCTTGGATACTTGACTCTCCGAAGGTTTTCACCATAGAAAGATTTAAAGACAGTCTGTTCACGAATGGGATAGAAAAGAGATGGCTCAAACTTATATTTCTGTTTGATTGCCGTACCGTTATCTGTGTATCCACGGTAGAGGATAGAATTGCCGTATCGATTTACTGATGTATAGAATGTCAAATGAATACCTCCGTTAAGTGTATTCTATCATAATTTAATTAGAATGTAAACAAAAAAAGGGGCCGAAGCCCCTAATTTTATTTTTTTTCTGAAACGAATGAATACATCTCTTTGGCTTTTTCCATCAAGTCATCCATTGTATACATTGCGTAAGATTCTTTGACGTCTTCTAAAGTCTTTTTGCCTTCATTTACCATATTTTCAGCAAATTGAATATTCATACGGTATTGTTGATCCATATATTCTTTTGCAAGTTGTAGCATTTCTGCACGGATTTCGAAAGGGTTTTTACTAGACATAATAGTCTCCTGTGTGTGTGTTATTTTCTATATTTATGAGCAACTGCAATCGCCGTCACAGCCACAGCTGCTGGCGACACAGGCACAAAGTTTTGAAGGGTTAATTGGACCATAATCTGGAAAATACTTATTAAGAATTTCTACATGGTCTTCATACTTAGCCATAGCTTCTAATTCAATTTCAATAGCTTCCATGATATCGGAATGTTCACCAATACCAGCAGGATTAGTCAAATATACTTCAATGTTTACTCTATGTTTTTCTACATGAGCCTGTGCATGAAGTTTAGCTGTTTTTAACAACTGCTCTCTCATTGGATTCATTGGCGTTCTCCCTGTGTGTGTAGAGAGCCCGAAGGCTCTCTATGTTATTTAATATACTACAAATCTTCTACATTAGTAGTCATTAGATATTTAGCTTCTTGATGGTAACCCATCCTTGAAAGTTCTGCTGCAGCTCTTGCTCTGCCTAATGAAAGAAAGAAGTTGTTAAATCCACTAAAGAATCCACCAACCGGTGCAAGTGCGTATTTCATTACTGCTTCAGTCATTACACCCATCCTCGCAAATTTTTGTTTGCTTTGACGTGTGCGATGGACGATTTAAATCGAGCAACATCATAGATGTCACCGCGACATAGACCAATGTCTGCTAAGTCATAGTCAGATAGTCTGCTTAAAGCCTTTTCAGTTTCACGAATTGCTTTACGTTCAATCCGATTATTGTAAATGCCTTTCAGCGCTTCAATGATTAGTTCAACTGCTCTCGTTGAGTAGCTGTGGGCTGTTAGTATGTG